CGTCAGGGTTGGCAATCCAAAAGGACTCTGGCCTGCCGTATTCGCCCAGGGTGACCCCGTCACGGATACTGCTGTCGCATGTCAAATCGGAGGGAGTGTACATCCGCAACGGGTTCACGCACTGAAGGGCCAAGGAAAAGGTCCTGTCCGGATCATCCAGCATCACCGGGATCCTGAAGAACTCACCATTGACAACCAGGGACTGCATGGAAAGAAACTGAATCGCCCAAAAGGGAAGCCGCCCGGCGGCATCAGCCTCCTTCTCCCAGATGGAAAAGGCCCACTCCGCCTGCTCCTGGAACTCAGTCACCTGGTCGTCCTCCCACCCAAGCACCTTCTTATTAGGCCGGGACTGGGGCCGAAGCCCCGTTCCCACAACGCTCATCCCCATGCTGTCCACGAGATTGGTAGCATGGGGATCATTAGCAACCAAATCCTGGGCCCGGGTTGCAACGGTGCCCCGCTGAAACGGCTCAGTATCCCGGCTCATCCGGGAGGTTACCCAGTTGGATAGGGTGCCCCCATAACCGCCTGCTGTCCGATGAACGCCATATGATGAGTTGGAATTGACGGAATGGGACCCGGCCAGGGGCCGGTTGTCCGGGCCATATAATAAAGGTGTCATCGTCTGGACACCCTCCCGATAACAAACTTCGGGCCGAAGCCACCAGTCAATTTGCTCCGCTCCTGGTCCAGAAACAACAATGTCTTCCGGATCTCGGGAAGGTCAGCACGAACGTATTGCCGATCACCCATTTTATAGGACTGGCTCACGGCCAGGGCTAAAAGGGCTTGCTTGTAAGCTGAAATCTGTTCGTCAAGTTCTTGTACTGTGAAAATTGCCATACAGAGAATATGGCATTATTAGGGAGAGGTGTCCGGTAAGAGGACGACGAGAAAAACAAAAAGGCAAGATTAAGATAATTATCCTTGAATTAGTTTTTTAGTTAATCGAGCTATCTTCTGGTTGAATGTCAAGTTTAATTTTTTTATCTTTTGATTTGGTGATCACAGCTTCAATTTTATGGAATACAAGAGAATCCTGTATGAACTTAAGCTTATATTCCAGAGGAGATTCATAAAAGGGATTATTTATATCCAGAGTGTCACTATCTATTGAGGGAATTTCACTTCTTCCTTTCAATTCAACTTGGTAATACTTAGAAGAGGGTAATCGCGAGTGGGGATCTGAAAAAATAACTTCTGTAGCTATGGCTTCTTTTTCATTCTTATATTTAAATTTCTCTATTGTTGATGCTTCTGGAAAAATAACAACATTTTTACCTCGTTTATTCTGCACTGATGTATAAATCAATCCATCAATATGCTCTCCAAATTTAACCCGGAAATATTCAAATACATATTGTGTGGAAATGTAGTCAAGAGGTCCGCCATTAGGTGATGGCCGAGACAATAAGTTGGTTAGTTTTCGAATAAAACGCATTCTATGTGTAATGTCACTATAATTTTCATGGAAAAGACTCGTAGGCTGATTGGATTTTTCAGAAATATTTGAAAGAACTAACAACTTCAGATTGTTTTTGGGAAAGAATCCGCCAGAAATCACTAAATCTCCAGTAACGGATCTTATCTCACTTAAACAAGTCTCACGATCCATTGCACAATAAAGACAGGATATCCCGGCAGGAGTCATCCGTTGGTTCGATGCTATCTGACTCGGAACAGGCCCAAGCTGAGACGAAGGATTTCCTATGATACTCTCCCGAACAGATTTGCTATTACATTTTCGTGCTCTAAACAATTCTGATTCAGACGTTATAACTTCAATATAACTTAATTCTGGAACCCTATTGATATGAATATGGTCAAACAGCTTATCAAGGAATAGATATGCTTCTTTATTAAAAAATCGCTTTGAATGGCTTATTTGATTCAGAAAAACCCCCCATTGGTGATCGTAAGCATTATCTATGAACGTCCCCTCATCAAGTACAAATAGTGTATCCGCATCGGAACTTTCGGATTCTACGTAAGCAATGATGTCATCTAATAATTCATCGTTCTTTACCTCAAATTGTTCAGAAATAAAAATGCCACTTTCTTGAACGTAATGTTCATCAGAACCAGAATAGATATCAATTTGCTCCATTCCTGAAAGGTCATCAATTGGAATGGCCGCTTCAAAGAACCTATTCGATACGTATTCCAGAAAAATTTCTTTTGGGACACAAAGATCTCGTGAATTACAATACGAACATTTTCCCTGTGTGCTATTTGATGAAAACCACTCTGATAAATCCTCTACGCCAATACATTTTTCACAAATCAAAATAATACCTTTATTCTAAAATTAAGTTGCACTTGATAACTATATAGAGTTTCGAGTTTTAACCTCCAAAATCACCGGCTCAACTGGTTTCTTTGGCTTGTTGATATTTATAGTGCAATAATTTAGGTCTGATAATAGTCCCGACCCCATTTTAGTTTCCTGAAAGACTTGTAGTATGAGATTATTATTTATTGAACATCATTGGCTCCTTTCCATTTCATGTGGGTAATACCATAAGCTATATTGGTAGATCGTGCCAAATCCCAGCTCCCAGAGTCTGAGTGAGGGGTCTCGCTCCCGTCGCCGTCGCTGGTTACAGAAAAGCATAAAATTCAGAGCTGTCAAGGCTGCGAGCTGGCGAACACCCGAAGGACTTGGCCTTTATAACTCTGAGTTTTTCATGCTATGATATCAAACCAAGGCGAAAACGCCCTGGCCCACTGGCTTTGTGCAGAGCAGCACGAAACACGAAGCCCAGCGGACCCGGTTGTTGGATATTAGTCGTTTATAAATTCCTCAAAGCCTCGGTGAAACTGTGGAACTCGTAGATGAACCCCTCCTTCGCTTTCAAATGCAGAGTGTAATGAAAGCCAATAGCTGGCCTCATTTGACGTCCACTGTGAACGTCGACTACGTGTGTGATCTGCCAATGCTGCGGTCACTCCAAAGAAAGCAGATGCCCCTAACGACTGCAAACCCCATGGATCTCCAGCCATCCCCATGACTCCCAGTGATGCAAGCATCATCGGAACTCCTGCGGTAATCATCGCATAGCCTATATCAGCCCCGCCTGATGAAACAATCGACGCAAGTGATTTGCGTGACGCTCGTAACTCTTCATCAAATTTCTTTATTCTTTTCTCAAAAAAAACACGGTCCTTTATACCCTTGAGTTCATCAATCAACTCTGAAACGGAGTCTCTAAACGCTGCTCTACCTTCAGCGCTTTTTTTGTGAAATTCAATGACTTTATTCATAGAGTAATAATTGATATCAGAGGGAACTAACGATGCTAACGTTAAGGTGCCAATAAACTCTTCAGCTTCATCATTGTAAACAAATTCATCGAAATTTCCATCCTGCTGGAAGTAACCTATGGCAGTAAACATCTCTTGGCTGTCTGTAATTTTAGGCAACATACGCCTTCTTGATATAGCTTCGGAAAGAAAAAGCATATACGAGTTCGCAACCTCTTTTGAGAGAGACAGACCCCCCTCGTTATCAATACGACTCGCCAGAGCAGAAAGTTGTATGCGGATTCGTTCATCTACCTTCTCTGGATGTAGTCTAATCGGTTCATCATCATAGCCTTCGAATCCCGCTGGAACAAAAGGGGCGGTATCCCAGAATGCGATAAACTTGTCAGCGGCCTCGGATAAATCTGCATCATTAAGATTGATTGATTCAACTAATCCAGCATCCACTGCTTCCTTAACCTCATCACTATCCTTTGGGGTGTAGGATTGGGGAACAATGCGATACACTTTGTCCCAGTGGCAAAGAGCACCTTTCAACCATGAGTCGTCGAGAAATTCGATAGAGGGAAAGTAGAGAACTTCAGATTGTGTTTTCATATTTTTTCTTTTACCCAAAAATTGTTCATCATTTTTTCTGAACAACATGTTGCTGTTGTGTATTATCCTGATATAATATTTAATTACACCTAACGGAGCATATTTCAGATACAACATGATCAAAAAGATAGCAAGGATGTTATCATCTCCAAACCAATCCTCATGCCCTCCCACCACACTCCCCCGTGTACCCATCTATAGAGGAGCTTGACCATTTAAAAATGAGACTCGAATGGACACGCTCCTCCATATTTTTAATTTTGTTTTTTGGCGTTATTATGTAGAGCAACCGGCTACAGCCCAGGTTAAGGGAAAAAGAGTCTACGCGTAGACATCAACTTCAAAGCTCCACAGCATACACATACTTTCGACGTTCAATGAACTCCTCAACACTCTTTACAATCACCCTCAACCCCCGCCTGTTCCCTGTATAATATCCGGTGATCTCACCGCTCTCCAACAATCTGTACACATGGGACCGTGAACAGGGGATCATTGCTGCTGCTTGCTGTGCATTCAAAGTCTTTTCAATCATATCATCACCTCTTGTTGAACCAGCTTGGCCGATTTCGTTTTCCTGCGGGCTTTTGCCTTTGAGCCTGCGGTTCCGGTTTTGTTACTGGTTTTGATTTTGTTTCAATAGTTTTTGTTTCTTCAATCTTTGCTAAATACCTGATGCTGGGCGTCCAGGATGAATCGGCGCAGGCGGCGGCATAAACCTCACAATCAAAAAGATGATTAGGCCTGCCTTTAATCTGCTGCCATTTAACATTTTTTGTTTTTTTATCCCGGCGCTTCTCTTCTGCCAGAAACTGCTTGGCATATTGCACGTCCGTCTCCGAATGGAGATAAAAACGCTGTTGCTCCGCTTTGCGCCCCTTTTGGGGATCGGCCTCTTTCCGGGTAAGCCTGAAATGAAGCAAATCCTTGAGCTGCTGGGTATCCAGCAACCGCAACTCCAACCCACCGGGAATAGGCTTGTTGCTCCTGGGCAACTTATCCATGATCTTGACCGTTACCTTCTGGAACTGGGATCTGGAACCGCCTTTGATCCCAAAGACCACACCCCGGCTGTTGTCCCTGAGCCACTCATATGCCTCCTCTGTCCGGTACCAGTCCCCATCGGCGTCGATACCACCACCGGTATCAAGCGCCGCCCGGAAAATCCCCTTGGTCTCCTGGGAGTCCTTCACCGGGTATCGGGTATCAAACACCAAACGCTCCACATCCTCCCAGTTGGAAAGGGTCCCGTATTGGATGAGCCAACTTGTGAGATCCGGGGCCCAGGCCCTGACCACAAAATAAAAATTACTCTTCTGCATATCGATCCCACAGGTCAGGGCAACCGCCTCCTTGGGAACAATGCCTGGCGGAATCTCGGTTCTGTGCCTCAGCAACTCAGACTCATTGGTGGTTGCAATGACCGGCTTATGGGGAACGGCCTTATGCTGGGTGTCAAAGGCGATCATCTTTCCCGGGTCCTGGAGGCCTCGCAGAAAATCTGCCGCTACATTTGAGAGACTGATAAAAGGAGAGTACCAGGACGGCAGGTGGTATCCCACGGAAACCGGCCTGCTGATCTCCTGTTCAGGAACCCATTTTCCGTTTTTAACGGCCCGGTCCCGGTCGATATCATCCCACTCCATGCCGCATCGGGTGCAGGCGTACCTGGCCGATTTTTTTCTAATCACCGTTTTCGGGTCCGCCTGGGAGCCCTTGGGCCAGTGAATGTTTGGGAACTCCATCTGTTGGAACGCTCCACAAACGTGACAAGGCACCTCATAGTGGTGCATGAGCTCCACATCCTCATCCATGAGCCTTGAAAACGCATCCCCGTCATAGGCCGGGGTGGAGAAGTAGAGGATCTTTTTGGTAAAGGGATAGGCATTGGTTCGTACCTCCCCCAGGGAAAACGGATCGGCCTCCTTGCCTACAAACTCGGGATACTTGCCGGGCTCATCAAAAAAAAGATACCGGACCGATTCCGATGCCATAACCGACGGAGAAGTTGCCCAGGCCATCATGATATCCATGCCGTTGATAAAGTTGATGGAAAGCGTGGAGACATCATCGGCCTTTTTACTCAAAAGATCCGCCGTCCTGGGAGATGCCTTCAAAGACGGAATGATCTGCCTGCGGCTGATCCGCTTCACCGTTTTTTCATCGGGCATAACGTACATGGCTGGCCCCGGGTCCTGATCCGCGGCATATCCCATGCAGTTGATCGCAATCTGGGTCTTGCCTGTCTGAGGAGCAAAGCAAAGAAAGATCTTCTGTACCCAGGGCAAGTTCCATGCGTCCATGGGCTCAACCAGATACGGGGTCATTTCATTCATCCACTGCCCCGGTGCCGGTCCCCTGGTGACCCGCCGGTGCCGCTCCGCCCACTGGGAGACAGTGATCTTCTCCTTTGCTTTGAAAATATGGCGTTCCGCCTCCGTAAATGTAATGGCTTCTGGTATCATTCTGCATCTGCTCCTGTTATTTCAATCCGGGGCACCATCCATTTCTTGGGTGCGGAATACCGGCCAAGAAAGAGTTCCAACCGTTCCAGGCAAAAATCAATCAGGTCCGGATTCTTACTCACGTCCCCATCCACTTTTTTGATGATCTCACCAGCGTTTGACCGGAAGAACGTTTCCAGGTCGTTCCTGAAGATGGTTGCTCTGGCGGCCAACTCTCCGTTGAACAGGTCCCGGTCGATGTACTGGCCCGACTCCACATGGGTTTTTACCTCCCAGTGTTTTGCCTGGGCCAGGGCCTTACGTGCTTCAGCATCAAGCTTTTTCTTCTGGAGCTTATCCGTGTCTTCTGTGGGCTTTGAACCATCCAGGGATTTCAGATGAATGGAAGCATAGCGGTCCACGTCCGTCACAAGAAAAGCGCCATCCTTCTGCACAGGGATTCGTCTTTCGTCCCTGTGTTTGTATACGGTTGACTGACTGACCTTGTACCCGGCATTTTTCAAGTACTCGGTAATTGCTTTTGGATTTGGAAGTGTGTCTGACATAAATTCCTGATTCCAGTCTCGAAAGAGGAGGACGCGATAACGTCCTCCCAATGTCCTGTTATCCGATCATCTCCATGTGATGGTTGTTTTTAAGGCTGATCCCGCTGATAAATTGAACCAGGTTGTCTCCATGGCGTCTCCAGATGATCCCGAAGAAAAGGCACATCTGGTACAAGGACCGGAAAAACATGCAGTTGTTGACGCAAAACAGGTTATTGTCTTTGCAGTAATCAACATATGCCGTGTATAAATTCGCTTTCCTGACTTCAGCGCCCTCGGCCAAAACACAATGGGTGTTCACGAAGGCAACAACGGTTGGGTTAACCTGATTTTTAGAAACCGCGTTGGGCTGGGCCGATTCTTTCTGAGCCTCCAGTTCGTCCATGAGGTCGTCCACGGGCATGCCGGTAAAGTAGTTCAGCGCCTTAAGTGCCGCCTTGCCGCCCAGAAACTTATCGGCTTCCTGGCAGAGTCCGGATACGGAGTAATGGATCATGTTGGACTTCTTGGCGTCTTCATCCATCATGCTGACTCCGGGCATTTCATACCGACCGGTTTTGCGGAACTGGGGAAGGACATCGGAGGTTATCCATTTTCTAAAAGATCGGGCCTCCGGTTTTCTCGATTTAAAAATCAAGGCGTAGAGACCGGATTCATTGACGGTAAAAAGTTCCTGGTTCCCACCAGGAGTACGAACTTTAGTCGTACCCTTTTCATCTTCGTCAAGGGGGCCCAAACTATGGGATCCCTTCCAGATGATGCCGAGCACCTTGCAAACATCCTTTGCCACCCACCAAGGAGTTCCTTCTTCATCCTTAAAGACCCTGACCAAAATGGAATTAAACTCGAAATTGATTAAATTGTTGTCCATTGCATTTCTCCTGTTCTTATGTGTTTGTTCTGGTAATGTTCCATGTGTGCCGCTGCTCTTCATCAAAGGGCCCTCGCAAGCTTATTGCGCCAGTTGGTCACAGTCTTAGGATCACACCCGATCCGCTTTGCCGTATCCGTTGCCCTTGCCCCGTAGCCCATGGCCTGAATCAAAAAAAAGATATCCCTGAAATCAAGGGAGCTGCCGGAAAGGAAGGTGCCGGTGATGGCGGTGAACTTTTTACCGCATGACGGGCAGGACAATCTTTTCCCGCTCCAGAACCGGACCAGCCGTTGTTCGTCCTCAATGGAAGATCCACACCCCGGACAGCATGCGCCGTTCCGGTGGAGCTGGTTCAAGATCCACTCCCTGCATCGATCCAGGTCAAGGAATTCCGGGGTGAAGGCTGCTGCCACATCCCCAGGCTGCAACCGGTCGGCCCTGATCATCATCTCGCTATGTCCCGTCTTCTCCGTA